CCTAGCGCAAAAGGGTAAGGCAACTTACGCAATAACTGCCGCAGTGACAACAAGCACTGTGAATGGTTTACTGTGGGGAACACTTACCTTTGCACTATTACCTTGGTACACAAACCTGTTAATGATCTTGGGCATACCAGAACTGTGGGCATTTACTCTGCTTGCACTTGCCACTGTTGGTTTTGTGTCGAGTACTTGGTGGGTTCGTAGTTTGATTGCGATTGCAGTGGGAATTGGTTTGGGATTTATTGGCACTGACCCTGCAACAAACGCTGACCGTTATACACTTGGTTGGGATTATTTGGGTGATGGTATACAACTCATGCCTTTTGTTGCGGGATTGTTTGCTATTCCAGAACTTGTAGATGGATTAAAACGTAGACGCAAAACCGTAGACAGTGCAGACCAACTTGGTCAAACAATATCGGGTGTGAAGGCTGTATGGGCTAGTAAGTGGGATGCGTTGCGTGGTGGTTTTATAGGTGCGTTTGTTGGTTTGTTGCCAGGCCTTGGTGGAGCAATGTCAGATTGGATGGCATATGGATCAACTGTTGCCGCACATCCCAACGAAAAGTTTGGAAATGGAAACATCAAAGGTGTTATTGGACCAGAGGGTGCGAATAATGCACAGAAGGCAACATCGATGATTCCTACTGTGTTATTTGGTATTCCCGGCGCACCATTTGCTGCGGTGATCATGGCATTGTTTATGTATTTGGGATTTGAACTAGGCACACCAGACCTAGCACATGACGATCATTTCTTTGACAGTCTGACATTTGGATTCATGTGGGCAACTGTTCTAGTGGGTGTGTTCTGTTTATTGTTTACACGTTATATCAGTGCTATCACCCGCGTACCCTACAAATACTATTTCCCGATTTTGTTTATATTCATCACTTGGGCATGTGTTCAATATACAGGTGGGTGGGAAGATTATTTTATTCTTGCAGTGTGCAGTGTTCTGGGCATACTGTGTAAGAAACATAAATTCAGTCGTCCAGCAATGGTGATTGGATTTATACTAGCGGAGCGTGTAGAAGCTCTGACACTACAAATGACCAGTTTGTATTCGATTGATCAACTGATCACAAGACCAATATTTGTTATACTTTTACTATTAACCACATGTGTATTTGCATGGGGTATAACCACAAAGAGGAGATTAAGTTATGCGTAAACTAGTAATGAGTCTAGCCATGGTGCTAGGGATGACTTCGACAGCAAGTGCTGATTATACATTTGTTGTCCCACAAAAACCCGGCGGTGGAACCACTGTGTGGACTGAAATCGTTGCTAAAGAACTTGCCCCATTCCTTGGTGAGAAAATTATTATCAAAACCATTCCGGGCGCAAGAGATATTCCCGGCTTTAATAAGTTTCATAATGACCTACAGAAAGATGATAAGACTGTAATGGTGTCTCATGGTGGGAATGGTGTTTCGTTTTTGCAAGAGAATGTTGATTATAATTATGCAGATTATACCAGTATTGGACTTATGAACTTGAATATCATTGCGGGTATTCGCAAGGACTATAAATCAGGTGATAAGATTTCATTTGCCGCTGGCTCTGGAATGGTGCCTGAGGCATTTGCAATGACAATGTTATCATGTGGACCTGATTTGAGTGTGGATCAGTATATTGAGTGTTTTGATAAAAATGTTACTTGGGTATCAGGCATGAGTGGGGGTGAACGGCGTCTAGCGTTCAAACGTGGTGAACTGAATGGTACAAGAGAGAATCCTGCAGCATACAAGAAACATGTTGCATCAAATCCAGATGCTAAGGTGTGGTTTACGCATGGTATTCTAGATGCAAACAGTGCATCACATATGGACGATCCAAACTATCCTAATATGCAGTTTGAGATTTTGTTCAAAAATAAGTACGGTGTTGCACCAAGTGGTGAGTTTTATAACGCATATAAACTCGTAAAAAGTTTTAGAGATGGTATGCAAAAGGCTCTTTGGGTACGCAAAGACAATCCCAACGCAAAAAAGTTGCAAGATGCACTTACCGCAATGAGTAAAGATGCCACTGCGATTGCCAATATCCAGAGGAAGGTTGGTAAGTATGAATGGAAGATTGGTGTTGATGGAAATCGACAGCGAGATGTTTTAATGACATTCATTACTAAAGATGCACTTCGTAATCTAGTTAAATTTAACACAGAAGCACTTGGTTTGAAAAGTGTATATAAAGAGAACTTAATTGTGAAATGACTAAATATACTACCATGACAGATTATCCAGTAAGAAAAACTAATCATTGCTATGATCTAGATAGATGTCTGGTTGAATGGGAGCTAATACAGCATCGCCTAGGTGATAAACTATGGGACAGCGACAAAGGATTGGGTACTGGTATATATAGCAATTATAATCGACAGACTAGTGTACAACGGAGCACGCAAAATCCGTCAGACACTCGCAGTAACCGTGGAGTAGTTAATCCATATACAGATGGACTTGGTGCGCCTAAGGATGTAAAGATTGAAGACTGGCGTGCGAATGATGGGAACTATGCATTCTATCAGAAACGCTTTAGAAAGAAACAGTCAGATTATAAAATATTAAATGAAATATACGAGGGGACAGTTTTTGCTGATATTATAAAGGATGTGGATGGTATACGTTCTAGGATTATTTATAGAAATTCTTGTACAACCAATTCTGTTCACAAGGACAATTCCCCTCGTTATCATCTAGCTCTCATAACAAATCCAAATGCATACTTTATTTTTCCCACGTTGAATGAAATAATTCATATACCTGATGATGGTTATCTCTATGAGGTTGATACTACGATATTACATAGTTTTGTTAACTGTGGACCTGATAGAACGCATTTAATAATTTCAAAAAGGAGTTAATCTTGATTAAGTATAAAATCATTGATACTCTGGCGGAACATCTAGACAAACAGGACGCCGAAGAGACTCTTCATCATATGCAACTGTTAAATCCAGACAAGAAATTGGAAATACAGGAATACAACTGGAGTGCCGAGCAGAAACGCTTAGGTCGCGATCCAGACTTACATTAATTCATTATAAATAGTTCCATGCAGAATAATTATTTCATGGGACGCGACGGGTTTCAGTGGTTTATCGGCGTTGTCGAGGACCGAAACGATCCAGAACAAATTGGCCGTGTGAGAGTGCGATGCCTTGGTTATCATACTGAGGACGTTGTTGCACTCCCCACGGCTGATTTGCCTTGGGCACATGTTATGCATCCTGTCACAGACCCATCGATGCAGGGAATCGGAACAACACCCTCTTGGTTGACACCTGGCTCTTGGGTCGTGGGGTTCTGGCGTGATTCGGAGATGCAACAAGCTCTGATTATGGGCACACTTCCCGGCACACCAGATGATTACTCAAATCCAGCGGAGGGTTTCAACGACCCTCGCTCTGATGCATCTCCACAAAAAGACTATTTGATGGACCCTATATATGGTCCATATCCAGGCGACAGAGATAGTGGACACAGTGTTGGTGAACCAGATACTAGTCGTCTTGGAAGAGGTGAGGCATCTGAAGGTCATCAGTCACTTATAGACAGGCGAGCACGAAGACTGCGTGGTGATCCCGCACCAGCAATAGAACCGACAGACCCTAATGATAAAACAGGTGTTCCCACTGCAACAAAACCTAATCTTGCAAGTGTATCTGATTCATCAGTTAATGAAACAAGAAGTTTTTTCGAAGAGCCGCACCCAAAAGGGTTTGCATCTAATATTGACCCATACATCTCTGGTGTTTACCCATATAATCACGTTGTAGAAAGCGAGTCAGGACACATAATAGAAATTGATGACAGTCCCGGCGCAGAAAGATTATATCGGCAACACCGTACAGGAACATTTGAAGAGATACACGCAAACGGTGATAGGGTTACCAAGGTTATTGGTGATAACTATGAGATTGTAATCGGAAACGGCAACTGTGTTATCAAAGGTTCGCAGAACATTACGGTGGAGGGTTCTGTTCGTCATCTAATAAAAGGTGATTACATACTTGAAGTCGAAGGTGACTTCTTTAGAAAGATACATGGTAATGAACGTGTCAAGATTGGTGCAAAGTCTGATGCCAACGGTAATCCTATCGGTGGTAATCTTGAGGAAGAGATTGTTGGTAACCATGCGTACAATATAAAGGACAGTGTGAAAGGTCGCGTTGGTGGTGACAGGATTGTCACTACAGAAAAATCTAGCGTTGATATAATCGCGGGACAGTATAAACTATCTGTTGAAGGTAAGAAGATGGACTCCAATCCAAATGAGAGAGGTGTGCACATCAAATCATCGAAGGATTATCTGCTTGACGTAAACGGTAACCTATCGCAATCAACTATCTCTGGTATCGTATCAATCAAATCAGGCTCTACACTAAACATGAAGTCTGCAACTGCAATGACTATCAACCCAGAGACAACACTAACGCAAACCGTTGGTACATCATGGACTTCAACTACAGGGACGACTTGGAACCATACATCTACAGGTAACGTGCAGATTGTTGGTGCAAGAATCGACTTTAACCCATAGGTGCAACATGGCAGAGTTTCAGTTTTTATTACATAACGGTTCTTTTGTTACATATGATGATTGGGAGAATGTACCAGAGGACTTACAGTTTAGGAATGTTATTAAATTCATACCTGATTATCCAGAGGCACCACACACAGAGGATGAACACGCTGTGATGGCGGTATGGAATGACAGGTTACAAGAACTATTGGAGAGAGAACGTGCCAGCAGCAACTAGAATTGGAGATGCAGATGTGGCTCACTGTTCTGGTATGACCAGAGCACAGGGTTCACCAACTGTATTCGTAAATAGTATCGCATGGTCAAGACAAGGTGACAACAATACATCTCATCTTCTGCCCGGCGTACCGTGCCCCTCACATGCAGCACCTATTACAACAGGTTCTAGTAGTGTGTTTGTGAATGGCAAAGGTGCGGGAAGAATTGGTGATGCCATAACTGGTTGCACATCTGTTGCAGCCGGAAGTTCTAACGTATTTTGTGGACCGTAGGAGTAGATAATGGTAGACTTTTCAAATCCTAATCTATGCGGCGCAAGTCCTCAGATGAACGATGTGTTTGCGAAACT